GGCTGCAACAACAGCCTTTCCATTTTGGAAAACGAAGTCAACGTCAGAGTAAACGGGGAAAGTAGCAGCATTCAAGAATGCGACGGGTATTTTCTTTGTAAGGAATAGTTCTCCTCCAGACTCAGACAGTTCACCATCTATATCAGTAGAGACATTGGTCGAGTCCCATACATGAACTGATCCTATTGCTTCTATGTCTCCTGATCCAATCGAAAGAGGTGAGTTAAAAGTAGTAGTCGTCGACTTGTCCCAAGACCCGATTGTTTCTGTTGTAGCTATTTTGAATACGATTTCTAGAAAAGAGGCTGTCCTAGGAATAGTACCCAGATCAGATAATTCATCAATTTTCACTACTTTTCTGACTGTTTCTGAATCGGCTACTAAGCCAATGTCTACACCTTTTCCTAATATATTTTTCCAAGTCACACCCTTCGTCTTGGATGAACTGTAGCTAAGGATGTCTTGAGTGTTTGGTTTTACTGAAGCCTGTTTGGTGAGGGCATTTGAAATAGAGCTCGTACTCAGGTCTGCAAGTCTCCACTGGATAAGTACTGGAGAGAAAGAAATAGACTTTGATCCAGAGGTGATAGTGATCATCGGATCTATGTTTGACCGTCTCTCAGCGAGTACACTAAAAAGAGGACCCACAACAGTATATTTCTGGTTAGATAAAGAAATAGCAGGTTCTACTCTTATGTAGTTACCTCCACCTTTTGGGTTTGGGAAACTGAATCCAGTAAAGGGCATTGTTTTTCCTCCTAGGCGTCATATCCTGTCACTGTGGCAGAGATGTTTCCTGCGGTAGATGCCAGTATTTTTAAATCCTTATTAACCGGGCAAACGATAGCAGGATCCCAAGTCTTTGAGAAAACACTGTTTGCTGGCATGTATAAAGGGCCAATCAAGTTGGTTCCATCTGCGTCTTTTATTGTTAAGTTCATCGCCGTGTCAGTAGATATAACTGTATCAGAAAGTAACATTTTAAGAGTTGAATCCGCTTGGGCTCTTATTGTTACTGCCGTTGTTGCGTCTGAACTTGCTACGACCGTAGAGAAAGAACCATTTCCTGTCTCTGGTCTAGATGAGCTGTGAGCCATATTTTCCTCCTATGCCATTGCTATTATGTATAAATTACCAGCTCCGGTTTTACCCAAGGCACTGATTTTTGACACCTGTCCGAAGACTGCGATTGGATCATCTGAAGCTTCGATCAAGTAGTCGTCTGTGTTTGCCGCCGTATCGAACCCAATGTAACAGTCAGCGTCTGATTTCAAGATGACACGTTGTGCTTGTCCACCCATTCCTCCGACCTCTGGGTCATCATTGAGGTTGAATATCGCAGCCTGGCTATTAGTGAATGCTAATTTAGCTGACTTGATAGCTATTTTTGTTGCCATATGTTCTCCTATTTTGCAGTGATTTCTATATAGTTTTTACCGTGCTTGGTCACTTTGACTGAGCTGTAAGGGTCCGGATAAGACATCCGTGGTTGTTTCATACGATCCGACTTAGCTTTCATCGCAGACTTAACTGGACTAACAGCTTTGGTTGTTTTTGGTGGGACTGTCATTGTTTGCATTACTTTTTCCTCTTTCCGAACTTAGAGATACCTTTGTACATGCTTTGTACTTTTTCACCGGCTTGTTGATTGGTGTCTGTACGTTTAGGAAGCTTTTTACCAAGACGATTCTTCTCGGATGCCGTCAAAGTTACACCTGTTTTCTTGTTAGCTGAGTTACTCGCTCTGACCTTAGCTAGTTCAGCTCTACGATCCACTGCACCCAACTTAGCTTCAGCCTTAGCCGCTCTCTTAGCTGTCATCCTGTTGTGATGACTCTGACCATATCCCTTACGAATAGTATCTTTTAGTTTTTGGTATGTAGACTTTGGCTTTACTGGCATCTAAACCTCCGATTGTTTTGTTAATTCTAGTGCTCTAAATTCATATGCTCCTGAGTTAGTTTGCACACGCTGAACCGATTCGGTTCTCATGTGTCCTGCCTGGACTCCTTCAAGTTTAGTTATGTTGTAACCAATCTCTCTAGCGTCTAAGCAAAAGTTGATATCATGGCCGCCATACTTGTTAGGGTAAGGTTTCTTCTCAAGTCTGAATGGTTCGTGAATAAGCCACGAGTGATCAGTTGAAAAGTATGGGTGACCAATCTTGTTCAACACTGTTGCGTTAACGAGCGTGCATCCGAGTCCACACCACATTATTTCGTCGTTATGGGTAACTATCGTTGAGTTACCGTTATCCAGTGGGTAGTCCACTGCTACGATCGATCTAGTGAGCTTCATCATGTGTTCCAGCGTATGCTCAGGAATGATCATGTCGTCTTCGACAAACCATATATAAGCTGGACCGCCTGCTAATGCTTTTCTTGTTAAGGTATTCTGGATATCAGGGAGATCCCCTCGACCCATGTAAATATTGTTCATGTCGACACCATTAGCTCGTACGCTATTTAAAGTATCAACATTAATAAGACCTCTAGTTGGGATGACGACGTTAATCATCTAAGCCCAATCACAGACCTCTTGTTTTCTTGTCGGCGTTGTTGGCCGGTTTGTTTGTTAAGTTGCTTTGCTCGAAGCTGATTTCCAGCCTCACCTCTGTAAACTTTTCCTGTGCTTGGATCCATAGTCCGGGTGTGAACCGCTTGGACTCGTTCCTTGGTCAAGCCTTTCTTGGCGTAACCTTCTTTATTCCATTTCTCTTGTGTCATTTGTGCCATCTCTACTCCTACTACAAGTTGGGGGAGGAGAGGTTGTGCCACCTACAACCTCCCCCAAAATATGTTTGTTTATGAACGTACTTCGACACCGAATGTTGAACGCAGTACGGAGAAACCGTAGATGGTATCAACAGTGACGATCCACGCAAGATCTTTTTGCCAGTAGCTAGCTTGGGTCCTTGGGGCCTGTTGCAAAGCAAGAGCAAACGCTTCTTTGTGGAAGAGCATGTTGTGAGTCTGTGTTGGAGTTCCAGCAGTAGTGTTCACTTGAGTTGAGTAATAGAACGGAATACCGTAAATTTCTCCCCAAAGGTAACGACTGTTAGGACCCTTTTGCACTGGTGAACTCATGTTAACGTCACCCAAGTGGTACGCAGACACGAATTTATCTAACTTCATAACAGCTGACTTTTGACTTGGCTTAACAATGAAGTAGCGGTCCTCGAGAGGAGCATTTACATTATCAAGAGTCTCAATCGCTGTGACTAAAGTAGCATCAGTAACATCAACACCGTACTCACCGACATCAGTTGAGGTAAGTGAACTGTACAAACCGAGCAAGTCACTATCAATTGCTTCTGCAATCGCGTAACCGGCTTTGGATGTGTACTCACTTCGAAGATCGTACTGACTTTGTGTTTTAACAATGTCTTCGATTTCGAAAGAAGTTTCTTTCCATTGGTCGATACTGATTGAAGTTTCAGTCTCAGTTATTGCCTGAGTCGTCACTTCACTTCCTTGCGTTTTGTCGTTTGCTGTCAGATTAGAAATGTTAGGGATGTGAATTGTATCCCCTCGACCTCTTACCAGAGAGTCATATCGTTTGATCATGGGTGCCATGGTCAAAGATGCTTCAGCGGCTCTTAGAGTCTCCAAAGACCAGACTTCTGGGATAAAGACAGCAGCTGTTGTGGTTGTAATATTAGCCACTATGTCCTCCTAAAATTGGTTTAATTATTAGTTAGGAGCAGCGCTTGTTAGTGTAGCTATAAGTTGTTGAAATTCTTGAGGATTCTTTTCCATCTGTTCTTCGTAGAACTTGCGACCGTCTGGGCCACGAAGTTTTTGTTGAAGAGACTTAACCGTCAATGGTTCTTCACGGGTAGCGGCAGCGGATGACCCAGGAGTTTGAATCACTGGATTTTTCTTTGTCCCAGTTCCACCGATTTCGATGTCACGAATCTCGTCTTCGAACATTGTTCGATAGGCTACTTCGCGATTAAAGATACCGTTTCGTCGACCGTAGTCTTCTACTTCAGTAGCTTTATAATCTGGATACTTGCCGTCTCCGTACTTATCCCCCAATGTACGGTTTTCTAGATCCCCTTGGATTTGAGATACCGCATCATTAATGGAAGTTCGAACTTCATCAACAGATGTAAAATTCCCCTTTTCTTTCAATGTGCTTACAGCTTTACTTATTTCATCGTCAGAGTAATTGTTTGCAGCAGGTGAGGCTGGCTGGTTATAAACTGGCTGTGGGTACTGAGGAGTGACGATTTCATTCCTTGTACTTGCTTCCTGTTGTAAACGAGTAGCGTTCTCTTCTGCGGTACGTGCTCTGTTGAACATTTCTGAGAAACGATCTTGAGCCTTACCTGACATTGATTCAAAAGCGACTGCTTCTTCCGGCTTAGCGGCGATCGCGTTAGCATTCGGATCGAATGCAGGATCTCCAGCGGGTGCCGTTGTTTGTTCTTGACCTGGAGTTGTCATCGGTGTAGCTGTCACCGGGTTTTGCGGACTATTATCCATTTCTCCTACCTTTCGTACTGGTTAGGCCAGCGAATCCTCTTTCCTCTTACTTTCAATAGGTTAAGCCTACGACTCTAAGTAAGGATCTAGACGTTAAATTGTTAAATTACTTGGTTCCACCATAACCGGCTATAGAGCCTTTATGCATGGACAGCTCTTTCGAACTGGTTTGTTTTGGTTGATTACCAACTACTTTGGCTGATTCGTTAATTCCGACATGCATACCACCGCGGTATGATTTGTTGGTAACGAAATGGCTTTCGGATCCATTGTCCATGTGCTTGGTGTACCCAGGTGAGTACTTACCAGGCGGATTACCTGAACCTGTTTTGGAACCCATGTAGCTGTATCCTTTTCCTTTTGGCATTAGATACCTCCTTCGGTTAACCCGAATCTTTCTAAATTGCACTCCGCAGTCTTTTTGAGATTGTCTGGAGCGTCTTTCTTAAGTGGTACGAACGCCTTATTGAGATCAACCGGAACAAGATCATTAGTAGACGGACGCAAAAAGCTAGGCATGTCTTTATACATTTCCTCACGTTTTCGTTTCGTCGCATAATATTGGTCGGCTGGTACTTTTGTGTAGTCGTACATATTTATCCTTTATTGAATTTGTTCAGTAACTTCCCATAGAACAGTTACGTCCATGTTGTCGTCAATTTGAACATTACCACCGTCGAGTCTTAGACCATTTGGTCCGAAATCGACTTCACGAACTGCATCATTACCAGCACCAAAAGTTGGTTGTGTAATTTCTACAGCAACATTTTCGGATTGATCCTGGAAAGCTACAGCTGAGTTGTAAAGACGTACAACTTTTGCAGCAATCGGATTTCCAATGATGACTTTGAAGACTGTGATATCTTGTCCAGCGACTCCAAGTGCGACACCATTAGTTGCCTCGTTCGAAGCTCCTACGAATGTGGAACGCATAATTGCCTCCTATATTTTTAATAATGAGCAAAAAAAAACACGCCCGTTGCCGGAGCGCGTAGTTCTTACTTTTACTCTAGGTTATTTATATCACCTAAATCGAGGGAAAGTCAATCTTTATAGAGAGTACTCATTGTTCTTTAAACCTCTTTTACTAACCAGATATCATAGTCAACAGTTACGTTGTTAGTACCTAAAGCAGAGGATGTGAGAACTTTCCAGTAGATTATGTCTTTTTCATGGAAAGTTAAAGGTGCACCAAATGATTTCTGTTGGAAGTCGGACACGCTTCCAGCTTGAAGCAGAAAATCTACTTGCAACCTGTCCACTCCACCGAACTCTCTTTTATATAGAGCTAGCTCCACTGGTTAAAGGGATAATGGTGGTATTGTTGGAACTGGTCACTCCGACAGATTGAATGTTTCTTATTAAGCTCATAGCCAGTCTGTGTTGTCGCTAATTAGAATTAAAGATTCCCATTGATTGAGAGTCTTTGTTGGACTTCCTTTAACATTACCACTTGTTGGAGACAGAGTCACGACACCAGCTCCTTTATTGATAATTCGGATCTCCTTATCGGTTTCGTGAGTAGGTAGTGTGAGGGTGTAGTCGCTTGCGCTATTACAAACGTGGACCTCAACAGTATCAGCCATCGTAGCAGTAGTCGTACTGGTTTCTCTCGACTTGATTCTACTTCCACCTGTTGTTAATCCACCGTTAGCTGTGAGAAGTCCAGTCATGGTGTCGCCAGCTACATCAACAAAAGTATCTTGGATATCTGTTCCGCCAACAGTAGGCATGTTAGTTACTTCTAGATCTGTAAACCAACCCTTGGTTGCTCTGGCACCTGTAGTTGAAAGTGATCCTGTTATTGTGAAGTTGTTGGCACCCATATCTAGGTCACCAGTCATTGGATCGTTGGTTGCGTCTAGCCTCAAGTATGTGATGTCTCCATCAACCAAATCACTTGCTTCATGACTATGCTTGACATAGCGGGAGAGTTCATAGTCAAAGACTTTGCGTGGATTGGCCATAAATCCATAGTAACACAAAGGTCTGGCATTACTTAAAGGAAGCGATCCTTAATTTTATCTAGAAATTTTCATGCCAGTTTTGTGCAGGGATAGATTTAGTATCCCTCTTGGAGTTGAGACGTTAGATAACCGGTGTCTAGATTATAAAACGTATAAGCTCAGACAGGAGCTTGATATCAATCTATCAGATAGGTTGAGCTGGTGGAAGAGTTGAACCCATACCTACAGCTCCCGGCATTGGAATCATTCCTGACGGTGGACCGGTAGGCAGTGGACCGCTGGCTCCCATTGGATTACCACCTTGAAGCATTGCTGCTATTTCAGGAGGTAGGTCTGGTTGTATTGGGACTGGTTGTCCGCCCTCAGGTTGAGGTGCTTGTGGAGCTGCGGGTTGGACGGGGGCTTGTGATTGGTTAGGTGCTCCGCCAGATCTCATCATTTTGATGTGTTGTTCAACATGTTTTTCAACCGCTGGGTTATTAATTTTATCTTGATGAATGGCGATGTGGACTGAGTGAGCATCAGTAGGTAGAGGAACAACGTCAGTGCGTTGGTCTTTGGTCATCATGACGTTTTCTTGCTCAGCGATTTCCATGTCAGTTACGTCACCAGCTCCTGCGGCTGGAATAGAGGACATCTTCTCAAGAATGGTAGCTTCACGAGTCTTCTCAACGATATTTTGCACATCATTAAACTCAAGATGTTCGAGGAAGGATTTCTGATCAATAACACCAGCTTCGAATAGCTCTCGTAGTTTCTCTTGTTGAGCAGTCTTAGTGTAAGCAAGCCATGATCCGATTTTGACTGAGATCTCATTGTCCGCACCGATTTTAGCCAGATTGAATTCGTCAGGGCCAATACGTACAACATCTTTCTTCTTTCGGTTCTTTCCACCCTTTTCACCTATAACAGCGAAATGCTCAGCATCTCCTGACTTACCAAGAGCTTTAATCACTCGAGGTACATCGTAGTTTTCTGCGATTTCCCTGAGAACTTTTTTACCTACTCGGATCATAAAGTCTTCTAGGTTGTCTACGAGATCAGTTTGGTTGTTAGAGTCAGCTTGTTTAAGTTCAGCTAAACCGACACCTGATTTAATACCAGCCGGAATTCTTCCCATTGAAATGTCATGAGCTCCACCGAGATCTTCAATGTATCTACGCATGTTCTCTATTTGAGAGTTGTAGCTTTGTGGGAGTGGAGCTAGATGAAGTGCAGAAACTTCAGCCCCCTTGTTCTTTTCAATAATAGATCCGTGTTCGTTGTTGATCATACGCACACCAGAGTTCTTATCGATAACGATTCGGCCCTTAGCGTATTTGTAGTGGTACTGGAAGATAGATGATTCGAGAGCGTTAAGTACACGATTAGCTGGGATGACATGCTTGATCCATGACTCACCATACAGTTCGACAGGGTTTATATCAGCTTGATACATTTCGAATGGGTAGTCTGAACGTCTAAGGAGTTGAACCTTAAGTGGATCTTCTAGAATGTCGAGGTAGTGAACGACGCGCATGAGCACTTCACCAACTTTGAGCTCTTTATGATCTTGATCATTTTTCTTCAGCTCGTCAGCCAGGTTTTGCATGTTCTGTTCACTGACACGAGTCTTCCACCAGAACTCTTTCAAGATAACTGAGTCATTCTCTCCGACCTGAGTCTGCTCGTGATACTTGAGAGCTTGAAGGAGGAACTGTTTGTATTCTGATTGAGCTTGTCGGTTCTCTCCCATAGTAAAGTCTTGGTAGAACTTGAAATCTGGGTTAGTCTTAACTTCAGTGAGTGGTCTGCGTGCAGCTGTGTAACAATACTCAGCATCATCGATCGAGGTAGCGTTCATGTCGACATAGAAGTCGTAGGTATCCCATAGATGGATGGTCACTTCACCTTCACCTTTATTAGCATGTTTGTCGTAGATGATCTGCCATGGACCACCAACTGAATACATCAATCCTTGGGTGACAGTCTCTTTGATCATCTTTCGAAGACCAAGGCGGTCGTAGTAGTAATCTAATAGTTTTCCTGAGTAGCGGGCGTTGTTGAGGGAGGATTCATTCTTACCAGTTGGGAGCACTTCCCATTTAGGACGGAAGGCTGTTACCTGATTGCGGATGACACGCATTTGAGCCCAAACCAAGTTGATTGGAATTTTAATCTGAGAGTTACTGGTGAGGATGACATGACGGGTAGCAGGATTGTAGGCAGAGAACTGATAACCTCTTCGAAAGAGATCTCTAGTCAACCATTCCCAATCGTACCGCTTTCTAGCGTCGGCGGTTTGTTGAGCCATGGTCACGATTTTGCTTCGTAACTCACGGTTCTTAAATTGGTCTATTACCTCTGACTCATCAGAAGGTTTAACGATCGTGGTAGTTTCTCGAGTGTTCTCGTTATCCGACTTGGTTGCCAGAGTTTTCTTAACTAATTCAGCCATTAATGCTCAGGTGTTCTTAATATCGACACCTCTTTTTTTCCAACTCCTTGGATCTCTACACCTTCAACTTCGCTGAAATCAAATGGCTGGTCAAGACCAAAGCTTTCATCGTTCTTGTCAGGCTTACCGACTGTGTTGGGGTTTTCATCTTGTTGTCCACCAAGCGCCCCGATCACTTCTGCAATCGCTGATATTCTTTTGTCATCAGTAGTATCGTCCAATACCTTATCAATAAGCAAGTCGACGTTATTACGTTCAGGTTTCTTGTAAGATTCTACGTATGGTTCTATTGGCTTAGTCATCATCCTCCCACTTTACTGAATAAGTATCAATATCAGATAAGATTCTCCTGATTCCTTCTTCAAGATCACGCTCATATTCCACAGTCTTAGTCTCCACTGATCGCAGCCACGCTTCGAGTCCTTTGACTGCATCTTCTCTAGTTGGAAATGAGGAGAGAACGTCATATATGTCTTCGCGTACTATTTTGTCTGTTGTCTCGACATCTGCCTTCACTTCGGCAGCGGTACGGTTTTTTTCCCTTATAGGCATAGGTATTTATATCACACTAAGTATATTTCTTATTAGGGCCAGCAAACTTATACTGACGTCTAGCACCACCCAATACCTCACCATACGTCACTTCTTTATCCTGAATCTTGAGGACAATTGATATATCTCCAAAGCCTGAGTCATCACGGATCCTCTCGGCTTCCATCTCCACGTCGTATAGGTATGGATAGTTGTGTTTGAGGTATTCGAGGAAGGCGTCACGTTTAATCTTCTCCATGTTCGATGTCCAATCCGCAGTATCTGCACTTATTACCCTTATCAGCACAAGATATGCACCACTTTGGAGTCATAGTATTAGGATGAGATATTTTGTAGCCGCCGTCTTCACACTCACCACTTGTCATGGCTGAGCCGGCAAGATAGTGTAAGTGTTTATCACAACAAACCTCTCTCAGTCCAAGCTTTTTGTCTTCGTAGTATTTTCTAGGCATTAAAAGAAATCTCCCACTCCGTAGTCATCATATTTGTTTTCGTCACCTTCGACACGGCCATCTTTGTACTTGTTCTCTTCACCGCTCAAGTCTGAGGTGATTGGGTTGAGCTGCGCTTGCTTGACCCCACCAACATCAAACATTCTTGTACCAATGTAACGGGCTGAGTCAAAGATGTGGTCGTAGTATCCATCTTTCTCGTAATGTTGTTTGAAGGGGGCTCCTTCTTTTGGTTCGGGGTAGTGAAGGCCACCACGAAATCCATCGATGACATCAGTCTCAGCTGGGTTGACGAGTAGACCAGGTTTTCCATCGTTTCTAATGTTGAGGCGTTGACGTAGTAACTCTGCACCTTTTCTTATCTCCTGTGCTTCACCTTGGGGGAAGACTCCAAGACTCTCGAGTATTTCTCTTGACGTATGTTCTGACTTGTCGCTGACTTGCTTACCTGCGGGATCATCTGCATCAATGTAATTAGCGCCGGGATAAGTAGCATGACAATAATCACGAACGCGCCTACCAAAATCAAAAATGCCCTCGTCACTACCAAGGATGACTTTGAGCCAACACCATTGATCGAACTCGTTGAGCTTGGTGATGACGCAACATGGTCTATGGAATCCGTAGTCCCAGCCGCGGTAAATGTATTCCCTTTCTTTGTAGGGGATGGGGTTTTTAGCGATGTTGTGGTCGCTGAACTCTGGGAAGTAGGTTTTTCCTTCATACGTTGAATAGTCAATTTCGTATTCACGTAGCCATCCTCTCTCCGGCATCCCATGCTTGGCTTTGTCTATCCACTCGGGAGTATTCTTTGTAGGATCGACAGAGTAGTGGACTCTCGCCACAGTGACACGGTTGCCTGGGTTTCTGACTACTGGTACAACTTGGTTCATTAGATCTCATTTGGTGTATCTTCTACTTCTTTAGTGTACCCCAATGGGCTGTAGTCTAGGTCTGAGAAACGGATACGGTTCACCCACATCGAAGAGTTTTCTAGTTGAGTGATAGCAACAGCCACTTCTCTACTTCCGTTCTTTCTCCCCGAAGCTGTCTTCAGTTCCTCCCTCAGAAGTTTTAGTGTCTTGTCCATTAGAACTCTTGCTTCCTTTATGTTCTGGCTCATATCGTACGGCATCTTCCACCTCTTCTTTAACTTGTAAGTATGAAACTTCACGTTGAGCTTGTTTACCATGAGTAGGACAGATGGCGACCACTATCAGTTTATCAGAGATAACGTCAGGAAGGTCTAATGTCTCCACTTCAACACGACAGTGAGGACAGTGACCAGTGTATTTATAGGTGAGAGTGATAGGGTCGTTACCAGATGGAATCTGTTGCACTGGAGGCTGAGGAGGATAGTACTGAGTGGGGGGCTGAACACCTCTGTCTTGAACGGGAGGGTAGTAAGGTTGTTGTCTTGGTGCGCCCATGTCTGGTTGAATGCCAACGTCTCTGTAGCTACCTTCATGTACTTGGACAGATTGGTTCTGTTGCACTGGTTGCTGATTACCTTTCACGACAAAAGCTCCATCACGGAAAGCATCATCTGTTGAACCGGCTGGAAATTGTACGTGATCAGGTCTTGGCATTACTCTTCACTCTTTTTCTTTGCTGCTGATAAAAGTCCTTCTTCTGTAGCTTCTCTGGGGTTGTTGTGGACCCATCCATGACATGGACTACATAACACAGTGCCATTATTTATATCATACTTCAAATCTGGGCGTCTACCTCTCGGGTTGATGTGATGCGCGTGGTTGCTCATGTTCCAGTGACCACATTTTTTACAGGTGTAATCCTCCCTCTTTTTAATAGCTTTACTCCAAATTTTGTCAGCCTTTCTATTAGACCTACCGTACTTATCCTTAATGGGTTTATTAGCGTTCTCTTTGACCCTACCTTGATATGCACAATCTCTAGAACAGTACTTCCCGGCATTTAAATAGTATTTAAATTGACTGGGTTTAATTTTAAACTTCTCACCACAGTTCTTGCATTTACGAGAGACTTTAGTCTTTAGGTTTAGATGGGAACATTTGTAAGAACAATACTTTGAAGTTATTGACCTGTACGGATAGACCTTAAAGTCCTTGCCACATTCACTA